ATAAGGCCAGGCAACAGGACATGTAACGGCGCGATTTATTTTGCATAAAAAAACGATATATTTTGCATAACAAAAAACAGAGTTAGAATCAGTTTTATGCATAGTGCAAAATAAATCGCTAAGAAACATCAGTATTCAATTTTTAAACAAATCGCTCGCCAGCGACGTTTTTATCAGCTGCCAAAATATCTACGACTGCTTTGTTAGTAGCTGTCAGATCATCTTTGCGATACCGATAAAAAATCCCACTCCATGCTTTAGGAAATGCTGGTGAAGTACCAACATATCTGTAAGTCGGGTCTGTCGGAATTGTTGCAGCTACAGCTGCCCATCCAGACGCATAAACTTGAATCTGGTCAAGATAAACAAACACTCGCTGTTGTGTATTATCGGCACTAACTTCACACTCTAAGGCAAACTGGTGCACGCTCCCATCGAATAGCGGGGTTGCTGGCAACGTTATGGTATAAAATTTACCACGGACATACACAGCAATTGATGACGGTGATGCCCCAGCTACAGCCGTTATAGACATACCTAATGTAACGGCTGTTAAAACATTAATATCCGAAGTGGAAAATGAGAATGTCTGGTTATTAACACCCGCAGTTCCCACGCCAAAATTTGCAATCTTCAACCACATCGTCACCAGCCAGTGCTTGTCTGCTGCATATGGTGAGGCAACTGCCGGTAAGTTGAACTGATCACCACCGACACCGGCAAATACCATTCCTCCATTTTCATATGTATGGGGCTTTGAGAACGTTGCAGATGAGTCAGAAAATGTGAGGCTATAAATTAAATCGCCAGAAGCAACATTTTTAGCTCCACCAAACACACCGCCAGCTCCAACGTCAAATACGGCTTTGGTGCCTGAATTAATGGATCTATCCGGGTAATGCTTCACCCCTGTATCTGCTACTACATCGGTAAATATTTGAATAAGACCCATTATAACCACCCCTTCGAAGTAATAAATTGATAAACAAATTCCGCATTCACGTTAGCCCCTATCTCTAATGCAAGATCTGGTGTCAATGACCCGCCACTACCACTTATCTGTTGAGATGGATGAAGATTGTCATATCTCAATGACCTTGGAGTTAATCCTAATTCAATATCTGAAACATCATCAGAAGATGCAGGATTATGATGATTAATAAAGTTTTGTCGTATATCAATACCATTAATTTCACAGTAGTAATTAGGATACCTATTCTTAATTAACTCATTGATAATTAACATATTTTTATATCCTTCAGAACCAACCGGCTCTGATGATGAGTTGAAATCTGCTAAAATAACAATTTTTTTACCTATGTTTTTAATATATTCAACCATGGAAACTATATTATCAAAAATTAATTCTGTTTCTCTTAGGTTGTTGCGGCCAATCCAAAAAATATTAATACATTCATCATGTGGCTCATATAAAGTTCCGATTGGAATACCACCAGAAACAGCGGCGGTTGTCACAGGATACACATATAAAGGAGTTGGTTGAGCTACAGAAACAGCATCACCAGCAGATGTCCTAGTAAAGGTCGCATTAGTACCATCCCAGACAAATGTCCCATCGACCCCAGATAGGCGGCACAGAAGGTTCACCGGGGCGGCTAGAGATCGGCAAGGACCAGGAACGGGTGGGCTTAGTGTAACTGGACCAGATGAAGGTATAAAACCACCCACTGGAGCATAATATGTTGGTGATCCACCCTGTCTGGAGGCAATTGCGTCGCTAGTCTGTCCAGAGAGTCCAAAATTATAAGTTGGTATACCGGATAATTGGTTTAGCCTATTTAGAAATTTTCCATTATTAATAAATGAATGCCCCCAACCTACAATTTTCTTACGGGCAATATAGGCATGCGGTTTCAGATCTGGCAGTGCGGCATAAAACAATCCACCAGGAGCGTTATCATTACGATCTGAATTCCACACAATGCGGTCATTAGCATCAGCCCGAGGTGCTGTTTCATTACTGCTGCCTGTCGTAACTTGCACCTGTGTCTTGGTATCAGTGTCATATACAAACACCTGATAAACACCAGCCCCATCGACGCCCGAGAACGGAGAAAGGGTGTTTTTTTGTGAGCTTAGGTTAGACACCTCATTCTGTAATTCTGATACCTTACCCTGTAGAACTCCAATAGTTTGCAATGCAAGCCAGTAGTCTTCAACACGGAAAATAACATCATTATTTTTATCAAAAATAGTCCACGCTGTAGGGTTGAAAGGAAATTGAGAATCTGTTTCAAACTGCGATTGATTACTAAGAGCGCTTATATTAAGAGCATCCTCAGGACGAAGAATACCATTAACATCTATCGGCACACCATTAACGGAAAATTTATCGACATCCATTTCATGATAGAAGCACTTCAAGTAGTTGAAATATGCATTACCCCGTTGCGCCCACATTAAATTCTCCTGGGGGTCTTTCGCGACATAATCGAATTGCTCGGCGAAAGGGTATCCTTGTGGCCCAAGTACTTTGAAGTGCTGTGAATTTGTCAGTATTTCAACATTTTCCTTATTGCTTTCATCCAAGATGTTGCGGTCTGATACCAAAACCCCATTCAGGTTTAATTCTTTAGTAGCTATAAATGGGAAAGACCAGTTTAAAAATGTTGTAAAATCCTTTCCCGTCCAGTAAAAAACAACATCATTATTACTATCAACACCAATGCGATCATAATTTTCAGAAAAAGGAAAGCTGCCATCATCGGATCCAAAAAACTTAGTATTTTTGTTTAATGGAAGCAGGTTTTCAATTGCGGCAGCTCCAGGGGATCGGGCAACTTCTAACGCCGAACCTGCGTTATTCAAATAATAAATGAAGCTTGTTTCACTGCCAGTTCCTTGAGCAACCCTAAAGAAAAATGTACTGGGTGTTGCAGAAAGTCCAGCTATCGTACCGTCTGGGTCAGATGGAGTGGTATAAAATGTGTACTCTCTATAATCCGGAATAGATTCAAGTGAGACTTTCAAGAATTGGGTTCTGTTAGCAAGCTGAGTAGCCTGAACATTGAGAACCCCATTTGGGCCAGCCTTTGCCTTATCTGACTCCTCAAGCTGAAGGATGGTAGATTCCCATGACGGTGACTCATTTAAATCAGACATTGGCCGTCTCCTGGGATCGTGAAGCTGAATCAGGCAAAGAAGGCCAGATAACATCAGGTGACGCACTGGTATCGGTACGACTGAGTAGGACACGGTAGGCCTGCCAGGCAGTTAAATCTTTCGTCTCATCATCCGTAGCTATGCCCAGTGAGACGGCATCCTGCAGAATGCTGATTTTCTCTGAGGCATTTGCCATAAGCGTTTTCTTTAGCGACTCGGCCTTTGACACTTCATCCGCGTGCTGCGCCACTGTGTCAGTGATCCATTGCTGGCCATCCCATTTATCAAATTCAGTCGCAGGTGATAATGTCGTTAAATTTGCAGGCAATGCCCCAATTTCAGTGACGATAAAGGGAGTGGCAGAATAAATATCATAAACAGTATCACCCCGAAAATCAGGTGACACAGTCCAGGATGTATTATCTGATGACCGTAACGCAGACTGTTTACTTTCGACTTGCGGTGGAGGTTCGATGCAAGCATTAGCTGGAATTCCTACGCCGACGAAAAGATACTCAGTGCTTGAATTTATATATTCCCGCGAGTCTGGAGCAAAGTTATATACAACTATTGATCCAGGCGTTTTCGCGAGATTATTTTTATCCAAAGTAATAGTGCTTTCCATCACCATCAGAGAGCCCTCACAATATAGTTAAATGCAATGTTTTTTACCGTGTTTTCAGCATTACCCGTCGCGTTTACAGTGATCCCATGGGAATGCGATCCAAGCGTTGTCGTATGTGAATGTGATCCAATATTTACAACGTGCGTATGATCGCCCGCCTGACTCGTTTCAACCGAATAAGTACCGCCGTTAGCGCCATCAGCAGGAAAATGGTTTTCTGCACGCCAGTCGCCACTTTTACCGTCAAAGGTATGACTATGCGTACCATTGGAAGATGTGCCTACTGTTCCATGGTTGTAACTGCTTGATGCAATTGTCCCCAGATCTGTGCTGATAACAGTCGCAGTATGGCTGTGTGATTTGACATTATCAGCTTCTAAGCTAAGCAGTGCCCGACCAGATGAAGGGAGGCCTTTAATCGTTTGATTCCGCATGTCAGGTGTAGTGTTACCTGGATAAACGGCTGACAAATTCGGATAAATACTTGCGCTGAAAGCTGCGCCATTACAGAGAAGATAGCCTTCAGGCGGGGTATTAGTTGGCCAGGGCAAAGGAACACCGTAAGGAACGCCACTGGTTGAATTATTAATAATTTTATTAATTGCTTCCAATACCTGAGCAGAGTTATCGCCGTCAGGATTAATGCTGGCCACATTTAAGATCGTTAATAATTCCCTTTGTAACGCGCGGATAGATGCCTGAACATTGTTCATCCATAATGCAGGCACTACTGTACCCAATGCACCTGTACTGGGGTTCCCATCTGAAAACAGATTATTTGGTGAATCAATTGGCGGCATAAGGCTTTGCATAATAACTCCAGTTAGTCTGTTACTTTATCCAGGTATCCGGTTAGTTCCTGAACACCGTCCAAATTTTCAGAGCCATCCAGATAAAATGGCTCCAATATCTCTGACGCATACCTGAAATAACAAAGTGTATGAGCTGGTTTTAAGTTGTTGAAAATGCTTTCTAAAACCTTATCACCGTAGGTCATAAGGTTTTCACCGATGCGTGATATTCCCGGTCTAAAATAATACATAGTGATTTTTAGCCCGTAGACGTTGATACGCCAGGTGAAGATGATGTCTTCAATATAAAGTGTGTCACCGCAGCGGCTACTGCCTGTTCTAAAGGGCTGGAGTTCGTCAATAGTAATGGTGTAGCCAATCCGCTCGGCCATTGAGATAAAATAATTACTGCTTATCCCGCCCATTTCAGCGAGTTTAATAAGTACGGCATCCAGCCTTTTTTGATACGGGTCTTCAGAAACAGTCGTCAGGCCCAATACACGCTCCCAATCACTTAGCAGATTTCCTGCATCAAAAGGCGTGATCGCGTCGATAACAGACGCGGCAGAGAGAGCGGTGCTATTGAACACATATCCTTCAGCAGTTAACTCAGCAGTAATATTTTTCTGTTGGGTGCTGTATGCGTTCGGCGGTAATAACAGAGACAGCAATGTTTTGTAATCTGTGCTCATATCTGCGCTACCGAAATTTCACCTAAGCGGATCCATTCAACGACGTTTTCGTCCACTAATGGAAAGACATTTGCAGAAGGAGAAACTATTTCCCTGTCTACGATGCCCGTAATCTGTGAAATAACCGTTTCCGCCTGAGAACGGATGAATGATTCTCCGGGTGCGAGGCGATTTATATAGTCGGTAATGGCAACGGTAATGGCTAATGTAGCGGTCGGTAAATCTATGCCATTCAAGGAAACCTTTACTGCAATATCGATCACATGGAATGTCGGGGATAATACCAGCGTGTTTTTAGCCGTTACCGGACGCACTGAATCAATGTAAGCCTGAGTAGCCGCGATAATCTCATTTGAAGACATGCCGTTGGCTGAGGTTACAACGATATCAACCGTGCCGAGTCCCCGGCGAAGCGGGTAGACATATGCCGCTGAAACGCCATCGACTGACAGCGCCCAGCGTTTATAATCGAACTGGTTACCCCCAGCAGGGGGGCGTCTGATGACATCAAGAAGCCTGCTTAATAAATCCGTATCAGATTCGTTATCTGTCCCACCGGACATAATCCCTATAGTGACCGAACTATCAAATCCTGTTGGCGTTGATGAGAAAATGCCGCTTGCGGCAGCAAGCGTATTGCCTGCTGAACCTGAAGTTGAGGCGGATGCCTGCACGGTACCTGTACCGTCAGCACCGATAGTCACATCGGCTGTAGTGATATATGACAGCTCACCTCGGGTTATGACATAACCTGCGAGAGCCGTCGAACCCGCTTCCCCACTGACGGCGATTGGCCCGGTTGCAGATGTCTGCGATTTTCTATAAATGCTGCGAACACGTGAATGCCATTCGAGATAATCAGTATCAGCAGTATCGGGGAAAATCTGGCGCACAATCCATGCCTGATGCTGGTAAATACCCGCAGCAACACTGGCTACCGATGAAGCACGAATATAATAGTCACTGTCATCACCCGTATCAGCATTAGGGAGCAGGTTATTAATATCCCTTAATATGTCTTGTCGTATTTCATCAAAGGTTGGAGTAATAAACGACATCAGCTGACTCTCACTGGCAAAGTAAATGTTTGTCTATCGTCCGACGCGGATACCACTTCAATCAGCAATATCAGCCAGCCTGGATTGCCCTGACTGGCCGTGACCGTGATGCTGGTAGCGCGGCCATCTTCGACCAGTGGTGCCAGGGCTTCTTCGGCATACTGTCTTGCTAAAACCCTGACGCGGCTGACATCTTTCTCGCGCTGCAGCAGATGAAGCTTTGAACCCAGTTTCGAATTTGCCCACCAGGAGCCGAGCGGCACCATCAAACGCAGATAAACTGGATTTGCCAGGGTTTGGGTCTGAGTGCCGGCGTAGTCGCCAGTCGTTGGGTCGAGAAGAGTATCCATGCTGGCAGATTAGCAGCATGGATATACTGGAGTTATATGACGGGGTTCAGTGGCTAAGGGAGTGAAGGCCCGGTGGAACCGCCGGAGTCGCCTTGATGATGGTGGCCATCGAGTTCAATTTCACCCGCTTTGACGTTGCCGTCTGTAGTGTAGTCTCCGCCAGTCTGACTGACGTTACCGTTAAAGCTGGCACCTGTTCCGCCTTGAATGGCCATGCCGCCGTTACCGGTCAGTTTTTCCTGGGCGGTCACCTGATGCGTCGCGTTGACCATCGGCGTGTCAAAGTTGGCTTTCTCTTCGGCAGTCACGTTGTAGTTCTTGCACCTGACCTGATATGTATCACATTCCACATCAACGATGCGGCCCTTTTTGATGGTGATATGCGCCCCCTCATCGCTGTAAATCGATACTTCCCCCGATTTAAGCGCCTTAATGCGATAAGCGGTGTGTTCGGTCGCAATGATGATGGAATGCGAGGTCTGGCCGCCCAGCGGCAAGATGATCGCCTTAGAACCAGCCGGCGGCACGGATGTAAAACCGAAATGCTGGTAAAGCTCTGCGTCCTGCAGCTGCTCGCCGGCAACGCCGTTGGCCTGCACGGTTTGTACCGGGCCGGCGCTGTTAACGCGCGTTAAAACCCCTCTAAATGCACGACGAATGCCCGATAAAGCACGATTAATACGCGCATCAATATTATTCCACATCGACAATCCTCACATCGGCTTTCTTTTTCTTGGCATTGCGCTTCTTCTTTTTCTTCGGAAACGCATCCGGTATCCAGACGCCATCTTCTTTGAGTCTCAGCGTGGTGGTGGTGCCGCCGCTGCGGCTAAGGTTGAACTCACGGCCCATCAGGAAAAAGATGGCATCTATTTCATGTGGTTCACTGATAACGTGAATGCGCTGTCCGGGAGCCCACAGCACCTTGTCTGATGTGCGGTGACCGTGAACGGTGGCATTGAGCGCATATCCGGCGAGACGGGCGTCTGCCATCGCCTTGCGGGCGCGGTACTGAATTTGTTCCTGGCTGTCCGCATCGTGCATGACCAGCACCTGCGGCCGGTAGTAAGAAATCGACGGGTCAGACACGACTGCTTTCATGCCGTGAAAACCCGTCTCAGCTGTGCCGACTGTAGTGTCCTGGCTGTCGTCCGTATCGGTGTCGTCTTCGACCGTGACCGCATCGGGTGAATCCACATCGACAATCGCCAGGCTGCTTTTTTTGGTGGTGTGCGCGTGTCCCTGGCCCAGCACAGTGAGCTGAGAAAACGAACGCTCAATCGAACTTGTATCACTGAGCTGCAGCAGGTTATTTCCCTGACCATTGATGCGCATGATCAGCGTGGCCACTGGGGCGGTGGTGTAGTCCGGGCCACCGATAATTAAGGTGCCGTCCGGGGCGAACCACGGCCACAGACCGCGACCGGCACAAGCACGCATCAGCGTGTCCCAGGCGCGTTCGCCGGGTTCGACGGTCACTTTGTCGTTACGGATTGAGCTTTCGGCCTGCAGCCGGATATTGGTGATACCGAGCGGCCGGACAACCTGGGCGATCACTTCTTCCAGCGTCACCTGACGGGCGGTCAGCACCGGTGATGCGCAGTCTACCAGTATGGCCGTGCTGTCACGGCCGCTTAACGATAGTGCGACCTGACCACGGGCAACGGAGCGCTGGACGTTATCAATCCGACCCACCATCACCGTATCCGCGCCGATTTTTACCTGAGCGGCCGCGCCGCGTTTCACATCGGCGGGAAACTTACCGGTCGGCAGGCCCAGCGTCATGCTCCACTGGTCAGCAGGGATAAGGAAATCGCTGTCAATCTGGTAGGTCATCCAGTCGGCGTGCGCTTTTCCGGCGATAATCACGCTGACTTTATCCTGATCAATAATCGCCGCCTGCTGATTATTCACTGTAGGCATTGATGATATCCCCCGGCTTAAGGTCATTCGGGTCACGCAGTTTTGGATTAAGGCGCAACAATTCTTCGGCGCGGCTAAAATCGCCGTACCACCCGTAGGCGATCAAGTGCAGGTTGGCCGGACGGTTGACCGTGCGCTTAATCAGCGGTGGTCTGGCATTAATGACCGCTTCCCCCAGCGCCTGCAGAGACAACGCAATGTCTTTTAATGCCGATATCACGGGCTCGTATTCCAAACCTAAAGGTTGCTCACTGCTGCTGATGGTACTGAGCGCCGGCGCATACAGCGTGCGGTGCTGGTCGATGGTGTCCTGGATAGACTGACGGGCGGCGTTAACAATTGTCTCGACATCGTCCGGGGTCATGTAGGCCGTCAGCGTGTCTTCGCTGAGAATGGCAGACGCCTGCTCGGTCAGTTCGATGGTGACCGCCAGTGAGGTCAGTGCGATAAGCTCGGCAATGTCCGCCGTGGTGGTACGTGACGGCATAGCGACCGGGGCTTCCTTCGCCCCCGTAACCAGGTCTTTCGGTAACGAGGCCACGCCCTTAGCCTGGGCATACACGGCTGACCAGTCCGACATAATCAGTCCGGGAGTAGCGGCATAGGTCTGCAATGCCACCTGTGATGCGTTATCTGCACTCGTTGTTGACGTGGGTGTAGCAGTGGAATAACTGCCTACGCTTTTTCCGGTGCTGCTTTGTGAACTGGCCGATTTAAGGCTCAGCGTGGACTGCAGATCACTGAAAAATGCCGCCGGATAATTAATGAAATCCGTCGTGCTGCTGGTGAACCCCGTCACTTCGCTTTTAAAGATGGTCGTCATGTTCAGCGCGGCCGTGGCCAGAGACTTGGCTTTTGACATCAGGCTGCGGGCCGTGCGCAAAGGCTTAAGCGCGTTGTCTATCAGGGTATTGGCATTATCAATCATGCCCTGAATGTTATTGAAAATCGCATCAGCCTGAGACGTCGGATAGCCGTTAATAAAGAATGGGTTGCCCGTTTTTGACTGCACAAACTGGATATCAATTGTGCAGGCATCCACGTTATCGGCTTCGTGATTGACCTGGTAAAGCTTCACCTGCATATTCGGCATAGAGCCGAATATCGGGTGGATCAAATCACCGGCGTCACGCTTATCCAGCGCCTGCAGTAACGTCTGTAAGCGGCTTTCGTAATCATCGCCCCACAGCATGGCCGTGAGCTGAAGGCTGCGAGGTTGAGCACCCATATCCTGGATGTCAGCACCATCGAGATACGGATATTCATGCTGAGCCAGGGCACGTTCGACGCTGTCGCGGGTGTTGATCACATCAAAACGGACATTGCGAAAACTCGCATCCTGCATACTTTCAGACCAGGACATTAATAACCTCCTGTAGAGCCGCGATTAGCCTGGCTTGCGTTGACTTCGTTGGTAGACTCCGCGACAACCTTACCGTCTAGCGTCAAGGTGTTATGTATCTGTATTGGCAGGAACGGGGCCTGTTGCGTAGGTGCTTGCAGATAAGAAGGTAAGCCAGAGCCATTTGAACCCGCGCCGATCGTGCTTGGTTTGCTCCACCAGCTTTGTAACTCATCCAAGACATCCAATAACCCTGGCTGAGCTTTAATGCCATCAATCTGACGGCTGAGTCCGTCCGGGTAATTGCCCACCTTTAAACGATTCCTTGCCTCTTTGTCACCACGCTCAACCTGAACGAGAGGGGCATCCTGACTAGCCTGATACAAGGCTAAAGGTGCCGCAACTCTTCCGGCAATACGGCCAAATCCACCTAACATCCGACCCAGCGTGCCTGGAACCTTAATGCCACCTGCAGGAACCTCTGGCGTAGCTTTACTGAAACCACCAGATAGGAATTTTAAACCAGCGAATGCAGCAGCTGCAGCACCCATAGCTTTAATACCTGTTGTCGCACCAGAGACTGAAGTTGTCAGGCCTGGATATTCCTTGGCGTAATCAGTTAACTTTGTCGCTAAATCGCCATAGATATTGGATAAGGGTTCCATAGCATTCAAGCTGGCGAAAAACTTCTCTGACTCTAATTGTTCTGACTTAAATCCTGGCGTTGAGGCAATAACTTTATATGAAGCCTCGCCAGCGCCTGTCGCATTTGCCGTGCCTTGCTGTTGCTTCTTAATAAAATCGCTTTGCTGAATATTGGTATTTAAAGCAGCGCCAGCCTGAGCATCAGCTATTATTTTTGACGTAATGGAAGCAATTATCAGACCTAATGCTGCCTTATAATCGTTCTCTTTATCGGTTCCCTGATATTTATTAACTTGCGCACGCAATTTTTTAACACGGGGGTCAGATGACACAATGGCATTAACCCCTTTTAAAAATGCTTCTGGGGCTGAGACACCTTTAACACGCTCTTCTGCAATATAATCAGGGTAAGCCAGTGCCTTACCGTTAGCGCCTCTGAATTTATAATTTTTCAACGCGTTTTGTGTATCGGCGCTGGTATATTTATTCAGCAAATTATCGACGTTGGTTGCTGCTTGAGAACTGTCGCCGGTGGTCAGTTTGTTAGCCTGCAACATGGCCAGCAAGAGTTCATAATCTTTCATACCTGACATGCCGTTTTTTCTTGCGGATGCCATTATCGTAGGCATTTTTCCGGCCATATCCGGTAATTCGAAACTGCCGTTTTCTCCTGAACGGATAGATTTATCGAAGAACTCAGGCAGGTCTTTAATGCTGATACCAAAGTTTGCCATAGCCGCCGTGCCTAGCTCGGCCAACACTTTTGGATCTGCGCCGGAGGCAGTGGAGTATTTCATGATGGATGGCAGCATTTTCATGGCCGTGTCCGCATCTACCAGACCTGCCGACAATATACTACCGAGGGCATCCTGGGCCTGCTCGGGTGTACCGCCCCCTTCACGCACTGACTTCTGAATAGCGTTATTAATTTCCGGCATTTTTGCAATGCGCTGGTCAGGAGTGAGTTCGTTAAACCCTGTATTAACCATCCCAGCATTTCCCTGTGTCCAGGCCATCTGACGCTGTACCGGGTCTTTGATGACCATGCTGGCAGCCGTAACCCCACCTGCGATAGCCATTGCATTGGAGCCCCAGCCTTTGGCTCGTTCTAAACGTGACATGGACTGACCGGCGCTGTTGAGTTCGCCACGTAGACGGCTGACGCGGCTGGTCATGGCTTCGAAGGCTCGGGATTGCTCGTTCGCTGACATGACACCGGCGCGGGTCAGGCGATTGTATGCTGCCTGGGTCAGCTGAATTTCACGCTGGATATCGCGCTCAGCACGGATGCCCAGCGTAGAACGCGCACTGGCAGAGCGTTGGTATTCTGAACGCAGGGCTTTGGATGCCTGAATCGCGCTATCGCTGTTTTGCTTTTGTGATTTGCCCAGCTGGTCGTCCGCTTTCTCAACGGCCTTGGTCTGGGCAATAGTGTCCTGCATCGCCTTTTTCAGGACTTTGGAGGCGGTATCTTTGGCGGCAAGGGTGAGCGCCAGTTCCAGATTACGGGCCATTATTTCCTCCGGTTAGGCTTCTGGCGGCGGGATTTGACGCTGCGGGTAGAATGACTCGCGCCGGCCGCTGGCGTTTTTTTGCCATGCAGCCGGGCGAGCGCGTTGATATAGCCGTCAAGCTCGGCGCGGGTCATCGCGCCGATTTGTTGCTCGGTTATGCCGTACTTTCCGAGGGCGAGGACGGTGAGGCGGTATCCGGCGATTTCGGCCTCAAATCCATCCGCTTTTTTTTAAGAGCGGAAATCTGCGCATCGATGAGATCAAAGTCATCGTCCGTCATCTGGTCGAGAAGTAGATCAGCCGTAATGGCTTCTTTGGGCAGGTTACCCAGAGACGTCAGTACCAGGGCAATAATGGCGACGCGATAGAAGAAGTTCGCTGCGGCCCCGTCCGTAGTGCCTTTGTTTTCAGCCGTGAGCTCAAGCGCTTCTATCGTGTCACGAATGACCGGCAGGCGAACGGTGAAATCAAAATGCATCTTATCGTTCGCTTCCACGCCGTGCAGCAGTGTGCCGCTGTCCGTCATCATTCTTCCACCCTGCGCAATGCGCTGACCGTAATGTCGCGTTTGGCTTCATTGTCCACGGTATAAGTGGCCCCGACCTGGGTACTGAAACAATCCAGGTAAGACACGCGCTTACCCCCGCTGCCGCTTAGTGGATACTGCGTGATTTTCGACCCTTCCATAGCCCCCCAGTCAAGGTCGCCCGTTAATGGCACAACGACGGAAATGGTCAGTTGATATTCAGCAATGCCGCGTGCAAAGCCTTTGGCACGGCCGGTTTTGTTCATCGTCTTGACCAGTTTGCGGCCGGTGGTGTTGTCTTCCTTGAGGTCGGTAACCTCAATTTCCTGCCCGTCCATCTCCAGGATGATCGAGCCAACGTATTCTTCTAATGCCATGTTTAAGGCTCCTTACAGCAGCAGGTCGATGCGGCCGGCAAACACATGCAGACCGTTCACCACATCACACGGAATGGCCGCGTCCAGACGGTTGGTGTCCTGAGAGTCACGCTCAACAATCAATGCGTCTTTATTGGCGTCAACTTCCTCCACAATCTCCAGCTCTTCGAGCTTATAAAGGACGTCCAGCAGTTCGCTGCGCACTTTAGGCCCGGTTCGAGTGCTGAGCTTGTCGCGCGGGAATCGCAGGGCGATACGCTCACGACAGGCTTTGCGCACGTAATAGAGGGTGCGGATGGTGGTCAGGTCAAGCAATGCCACATCATCAATGCCCTGGGCATCCACGGTATAAGTGGTAATGGCACGGACAATCTGCACCACATCACCAGGGCCAATTTCAAACGGCGTCAGGCCGTTATAAAGAGCGTTCTCCTGCTCGTTACGCCCCGGACGGTCAGCAAGCGCGGTCACATCGAGCGATGCCAGTGCCAGGGTGTTAAGCGGGCGAGCCGGGTCTTCTTCACTGGCAATCACTGCCGCATAAGAGGCGGCGATTTCGCCTGGTAGCATGACTGAACCGTTATGCCAGCCGAGGGTGATCGCACCGTCATTAATCTGACCCGCCAGCGTGGTGCCAGTCGCCAGAGATTTCGCCCAGCCGCCGACACCGATAGCACTGCGTTGTTCAAGCGGCCCACTGACCGATTTGATGTGTGTACGCAGGGCAGTAAGCGCGGTCTGCGTGGAGAACGGGCACACCACAATGTCATGACCGGCCGCGAAGACAGCCGCCAGCGCCGGGGCGATATCCGGGTCGGTGGCACCGTTGGCCATCGCCACTACCGCGACGGTGGTACCGGTCGTCGTGGACTGCGCACGCAGGCGGATATCGTTACCAACCGTGCCTTTGTGCTTCGCTGTCAGGGTGATCACACCGGCTGCAGCTGACGCCGTAACCGGCAATGCCGGCGTCTGGCCAATCAGCGTAACCAGTGCTGCGGCCGTGACCGTGGCGGTATCGCCTCCAGTGGCCGTCACATCGAGACGCGTGTTGCCAATCCATAATGAGACGACACCGGTTGATGTTGCAGGCCCCGTCAGGGTCAGCGTGCCACTGGCGGCAACGCCCCCGGCGGCTGCATCGCTGACGCCAATGACCTGCAGCGACAGATAACTGTTGCTTTTGATGGCGGCCAGAGTCATCAGGTGGGCCAGCGAACCCGCACCGAAATAAAGTGCAGCCTGGTCACCGGAAAACACATCCACGGCGGCCAGCGGTGCCGCCGTGCCCGTTGCCAGCATCTGCCCGATAATCAGCATTTTTTGGGTGTTGCCCGGCAGCGTGCGCACAGCCAGGGCCGTGTTAAATTCGAAATATTTCCCAGGCTTGCGGATACCTGAACCGATAGTGTTAAACGAGACGTTAGGACTGGCCATCGGTCACCTCTTTCGAAACGGATTTGGTATTGTTCAGGCTGGTATCAGCCTGCACGGTCACCGGCGCTTTTACCGGTGCAGATGAGTCAGGCGTCACCAGGATCAAATCGCCGTCACGCACACGGCGACGGTAATAGGCGGTGTCCGGCACAGTGGCAGACTCCGCATCGGTGATATAACGCCGGGCGTTATCTTCCTGGGGCACGCGAACGCCGGCGGCGGCTTTGACGGTTAAATCAGTCATGAGAAATGATGTCCTCTCCATCCGACAGCGCATGGCTTCCCGGAATATGGTAATCAAGGCGGGTGGTCAGCCAGTCCGGGTCAGGCTGACTGACCGCGCCCTGGTAACCGGTAAAGATGCTGTCTACCGAATCCGCCGGTGCACCGGCCAGCGGAAATGCGCCATTCTCCAGCGCTTCTTCAATCCATGCGGTATCAAATTCGCATGAAAAAACGGACAACGCCTGATGCTCAAGCGGCGTATTAAAGAGCGTGCGTACCCGCCCCGGAATAAGATGCTCGATGGGCAGCGACATGTCCTGACCCGATAGCAGACGACGGACGGCCGCAATCAGCTTATAGGTGCCCACTTCGTTCAGGTTCGGCCCGCCCTGACGCGAAGCCTCTTCACTGCGCACGTTGCGCTCGCCGACAATCACCACAAAACGCCCGTGCGTCTTATACTTACGCTTGCCCACGTTGGCGTTTTCGGTTTTCTGAATGCCCCCAAAGGTCACCCAGACCGCAGGTAACTGCCTGGCGATTTCCTGTATATCGCCGTCAAGCTCGCCGCCGTAGGAACGCACGGCGCTGGACATCCTGCCCAGTCCCTGACGCAAACGCTCGCAGATAGCACGCTCAGTCTGGATGATCAAAAGGCACCTCCATCCGTTGAATCACGACCAAATGCACGGCCGTTAGAAGAGAACTTCACCCGTGTCCCGGAAGGTACCACGTCACCATTTGGCAACCTGCCCAGGGAAACCGTACCTTTGGCCACCTGTTCGAGATAGCGAATAGCATCGCGGTAACGGTCGCGGATTTCCTCCGTGACCTGCGTCTGTGCACCGCACATCAGGTAGCGGGCAATGGCGCAACAGCGACCGACCAGCAGGCGCGGCGTATCGGGCCACGGCGTGGGGTAGCGGCTGACCAGGTAGCTATCGATTTCAGCTGAGGCTTGCTCTAAAAAGCTGAGCATTACGGCATCATCGATAGCGCCGGTAAACTCCCTGTCGGTAAGGGAAACGCATTCCCGCTCACCAAAAGCCGTTACCATGTCATCACGCGTGGCATACATAAGCCGCTATCCTTATTTCTTCGCTTTATCTTCAACCGGTGTCAGGCTGGCCACCTGGGCTTTCAGGGTTTCAATCTCAGCCGCTTGAGCTGTGATCGTTTCCTGTTTCGCCGTCAGGTCAGTGTTTGCCTGGCTCAGATCGCCGTTGAGCTTCTCAATTAGCGACTGCGCGGTGGTAAGGTCGGACGTTTTGCTGTTGAGGCTGGATGTTAACGTCGCAATCTCAGCCAACGCCGCCTGCAGGTCAGTGCCTGAACTGCCGGAAACCAGCCGCTCGTCTGAGATGCGCACAACCACCAGCTGATCTTCCGCTTCCAGCACCTTCAGCTGTGCGGCGGAGAAATGATCGTCAGCGTAGGTCTGGGTTTTATCGCTGTGGGCCATGCCACAGCGGCGGAATCCGTCCCGCTTCGCGGTGATTTGAATCGGCATTATGCGACCTCCCCGGTTGAGCCATACGCCATCTGCCAGAAGCCGTATCCGCCGTTGGCGCGGGCTTCTGCACCAAACCGGAACTTCTTACGCATAAAGACGTTGTCGTTGTTGTAGTCCGTCTGCTCCACGAACTCGGCCTTTTTACGTTCCTGGTAAATCAGCGGTTTCATGACCTTGGAGGTATCGAGCAGGAACCAGGCGGTGTCTGAGGTCAGTTCCGCGACCACCAGCACTTCCGCCGTGCCTTTGTACGGGTTCGGCGTGTTGTCCGGGAAACGGTCAGCCGTCATCAGGTAATTGGCGGTATCTTCCAGCGCCGGCGGGACGACTAAAATCCCTGGCAGAATTTTCAACGATGCGCCTTCATCATCCTTCATCTGACGCATTGAGGTACGGGCGGCACCGTAACTGGCTTTTGCTGCAGCATAAGAATCCGCTGACAGCTTTTTGGTGCCTTTGTTGGAGACCGATGCCCCTTTAACCGGATGGTCAACGTCAAAGAACATCTGGCCGTCGTAACACGGGTTGTTAAACCCGCCGCTGAGCAACGCAAAGACAATGTCAGCGGGCAACTCAGACGCTGACTGACCTGCGGCCTGCGCCTGCTGGGCATACCCCAGCAGCTGATCGTCTTCGATATCGTTACGATCAACTTCGATGGTGGCTTCCCAGTCCTTGTTTTTAATGGTGTAACCGAATGCGGCCAGGGATTTGACGGCCTTGTCACCAATCCATTCGCGCATTTTCGGGAAACGACTCAGCCAGGCGTAGTCGTTTTCTTTACTGGTGGAGGTAACCAGCATGGCGACCTTCGTCCAGTCGGTCGGTGCCTGGGCGAAAGCCCCCTGAAAGGTGGCTTTCAGGTTGATGAAAATGCTCTTAACGTTCTTTTGGTTTACTAACACGGTGACTCTCCTTAAATCAGAACCCAGACGCCATCGGCATCAACACCCAGCACGATACCGGCGACCGGTCGAACATCGGTGTTGCTGGTTTTGGCCACGGTCTGGCTGTCTGCCAGGTAACAGGTTTTACCAATCTGCGCCTGCGTCACCGCATCCGCGCCCAGGTTGGCAAAGTTCCAGGACTTGCGGCGACGTACCAGTACCACGGTGTCACCCGCCGCGCCGCCCGTGTTATCCACATAGCCGTCGCAAACCCCCAGCACGGTAAACCCTGCTGTGGCTACACCGGGTACTGCAAACCCGGCTGCGTTGGCGCAAATCATGTGACCGCCGAAAATCTCGGTCGCGGCCGCGACAGGAACCGGGAACAGTTCGCCGTCTTTGTGCATGGTGTTACGGTCACTCATGGCCGTTCTCCTTAATAAACTGCGCCACGACTTTCGGGTCAGTGCCGAGCAGGCTGCAGACAGCCAGATCAAGTTCACCGTCATCTGACGATGCCGGATCACGCGCCGGTGCGCCGCTCGGTGGTTTGCCACCGGTCTGACTTTGAGTCAGGGCGGCGATCGGTTGCGCTTTTTCCAGGAAGCTTTTCAGGCTGGCCGGGTCTTTTTTACCCAGTTCTTCCGCCCAGGCTTTTTGCGCGGTCAGCAGACGACCGTCACTGAGTGCAGCGGTAATAAGCCCGCTGCAGTCCTGCAGACTCAGCGCCGCAGCCTGCGTGCGGGCTTCGGCCACAGAGGCCAGCATGACTTCAACCGAGACAAATTTGGTCGGGTCAGGCGTCTGCGCCTGAGCGGTCAGCGCAGCAATCTGGTTGGACAGCGTAGAAACCTGCGTTTCGTTACTCTCCAGAATGTTCAGGAGATTAACGGACGCAGCGGCGGTACCTTCGCCATTGGAAAGACGCGCGATCACCTTTTGCAGTTCGGCAATGACGTCTTCCTGGGTGGCTGACAGCGGGAGATTGAGCATCCAGCGAAGTTGTTCGAGTAGTTCATCCATTCCGGCATTACCCTCTTGGATTGGTGGAGTGGCCAGGAGAGAGGCGGCGGCTAACATCACCGCATCCATATCGTCCAGAGCCGGCGTATTAGTCAGCGCGGCGTGCAGAATGCCCGTCACGCGACCGGATTTGTCGTAGCTGAAAACAGGGGAAATGTAGCGATACTCCAGGCCATCGATATAACTGGCGGCCGCAGCCGTCCAGTCAACGGTCGCAAACAGGCCTTCGCCTTCGCGCCATTCGAGGTCTTTAAACCAGCCGGAGGCCGGTGCAGGCTGACCGTTGGTCGCTGACTTTAAGGTCTGATGCTCATAGTCGAGCACGTAAGGGGTAACCTTGGCGTTAGCGGCCGCAATCAGCGTACCGGCGATATCGGCGTTCATCAGCCAGTTCGCGCATTCGGTCGGGCGTCCGTCAACCGCACGAAACTCACCCGCCGGAAAGAGCTGGATGGTTCCCTTGGTTGCACGGGAGATTTCGTTAGCCAGTGCGGCGATAAGTGTTTTCATGGCCTCAGACTATCAGGGCCAGTTTTGTGCAGTTATATGACAGGGTTCAGTGGCGATATAAAGGAGGGGGATACTCGATAAGAATAGAGTGCCTCCTGCGCGGGCAGTTGGCAATGCATCTCATCGTTTTTAAACCCCGTTTAAAAACGGCGTAAAGGGGGTAACGCGAAGGTATGTGACGGTTTTACAGATGAGGCGCTTAGGATGCGATACAGCGAGTTTTTCGTTAATCATCAATCAGGCGCTTGAAATAGCTCGCAACGGTCTCTTCCATACCCTCGACGTCCTGCTCGGTCAGATGCAGGAATGGCCGCGCCGGCATTTTGATTTTATAGGCGGCGACCGCCACAGTCTGGGTAAAGTTGGAGCGGGATTTTTTCACGAACCTGTTGCCGACATTGCCTTTTTTATCCTGCCTGAAGTGCACTGTCTGATTACGCGCGGGCTGCGTGATTTCGCCACCTTCCTGATGGATGCGGGCATATTTTACATTAGTGCCGACTGTCGCACTGTCGTTGTCGCTGTACTGGTTGATGCTGGCAGCCAGTCTGCCTGACTTTTGCAGGATTTTCCCACCGCGACGCTTGTACCAATAGCGCTGACTCCAGCCTGCCCAGGCGGGCCGGCCTTCACTGCGGAAGTTTTCTTCGACTGCGTCACCCATCGCCGCCGCCATTTCACGCATCAGTGGTTCGCGGTTCTCCAGTTTCTTAATGAAGTCGCCGAGATTTTTACTGAAATCGGTGACGTCATATTTAATTTCAAGCTTGTCACCCATCACAGTGCCCCTGTCAGAGTAGTCAACTGGCCAAGTCTGGCCAGCGTATCCGGCGTAAGTGGTAAGCCCTGGTCAAGGAAGGAAAGTGGCAAGCCTTCACGCGCGTCAATGAAGTCAGTCCGGACGGCGTAGCGTGTCCCGTCTTTTTTTATCACATAGACCAGGCCTTTACCGTCCCACAGGGTTGCATCGGCCTGACGTAATAGCTCAGGTAATGAAGCCCAGGGCGAAGCCGGCGCAGCCAGTACCCCTGAATCATAGACAGTCAGCGGCACGACGGAAGGTGTGATACCGCGAACCGCCAGCGCATCCAGCGTATCCGGGGTGATAGCGCCCACGTGGCGCAGCGTATTGGCCGGTTTACCCTGAGTAACGGCCTGGTTAACAAAGCGTTTAACGTCATTTGAAATCGCACTGACGAGTGTCGGCTCGCTCAGCGTCTGGTCTACGGCCAGAGAGGCCAGGCGATTGGGTGCGCTGACAGAACGGTCAAGCAGACGCTGCCCCAGCGCCGCCAGTGAACCCTGTCCCGGATTGTGGCCAAAGCCGGCATCCGGGGTGTACAGCTGGCCGTTCAGCGGATTACGCAGCGCCTGAACCTGGCGGGTATCGTTCGGCCCCCAGGCCTGCTGCACCGTCTCAATCATGCCGCTGCTGTCCTGCACGGTAAGTGAATTACGTTTAACGTCACCCTCAGACCGTGCCCTGACGCGGCAGCGGCAGTGATAACCGTCCGGCGGGTACATAAACTGCCACACCGGATCATCATACCGGGCGGTAAACCCGTTGAGCGCGGCGTGCGCCGGGCGCGTGTGGGTATCCATGACCGCGACGCGCTCCCAGTAGGGCCGGAACTCGACGTTAGCCAGTTGCTCTTCATAGCGACCGGCGTTATAAGCGGCCTGCATGTTGGTCTGAAAGATGGTGTCCAGACGGCGCGGCGTAAGTTGCTTGCCTTCCAGCACACCGTCGGCATCGGCCACCAGGCCTTTGCCTATCCAGCCTTTTTGCTGCAGTGTCGGGATCAGGTCTTTTTTAAACTGTGCCAGCGTCGTGCCGTTGGCCAGCGCGTCGCTCAGCCCCTGGCGGATATCGGTCAGCACATCCTGCTTGAGCACGCCAGCCACGGTGAAGGCCGTGGCATGGGCGCGGGCCTCCACGTCGTGCCAGTTGAAGCCGATCGTGTAGCCCTTATCCTCAAAATAGCGGATAGCTTCTTCGGGTTTAAGACCGATGGCATAGGAGAGATCGACAGCGGCTTTAGCTGGCACTGTTGATATGCCCCCAGATGTCGGCGACGAACAGTGCCTGCGTCAGCAGCTGCTGCAGCTGGCCATCGTCAAGCTGCGGATAGCTGGCGGCGATAATATTAAGCGCCTCGTCAGGATGCTGGCCCGTGCTGAGTGCAGTCACCAGCGGCGCAATCAGTTGTTGCATGGCGTTGTTGATGGCGTTTGGCACACTGCTGGTGTTATCCAGGATGACTTGTGCTGGGTCATCGGTCAGCGCGGCGGCGGTACTGAGCGCCGCAAAACCGGGTTTCGGCTGGCGGGTTAAAGCGGCGGTCACGGATGAGACCGCCGGTGCCCGCAGCACCGGTTCATTATCCAACGCGTCAGGAATGCCCAGCTTTTTATGTACCCAGGAGACGGGGATTGCGGTATCACCGGCCTCGACGAGCGTCTTGACACCCGTGGAGAAATTCGAAATTTCTTCAATATCCCGCGTATCAAACACCAGGCGCGGCTGTCGCCGGCTGCTGACGGAATAGCCGTTCAGGGAAAGCAACATACGAATAAAGCCCCGGAAGAAGCCTTCAACCTGTTTTGCATCGGCAACCAGAATGTCATGACGCACATCGTTGTGTACGTTGCCCAGGGCATTGGTCGAGGTCTTGCCATCTGCCTGGCTGGTCAGCGTCGCACCCAGGATAATCTTTGACTCGGTACGCTCAGCCCAGTCAATCATGGCGACGAACGGGTCGGCCTGACCGCTAGCGGCGGTCTTGAAATCAATATCACTGCCCTGCGGGATGATCCCTGACGCATTGTGGCCGAGCGTCACCAGCGCCTGCAGCAGCGCATTGCGCTCGTCTTCGGTGGCTCCGCTGGCATAGGTGCCCACGCGGGCAGGCAGTCCATAGATTTCCAGAAACTCAGCCAGGTCACGTATGGAATAGTTCTTGAAAAGGTACGGCCAGATGAGTACGCGATACAGGCCCGACTGGGCGATGTAGCCGGATTTGGCATTGTGGTAATGCACCAGCCAGCCGAACGGCCACAGTTCTGCACCCTGCATAGAGCCATCACGCAGACGTATCTGATCGTCAATTTCAGGATTTGTCATAAACCAGCGGTGCGGGCGGAGTTTGATTTTGGTCGGCAACCAGACGTTGTCTTCCAACTCCCACTTTTCAATCTCCATCGCGGCGAACCCGTGGCCAATGGCTTCGGCGGCGTTGAGGATAATGTCTTCAAACTCAGGAATATCACGCAGCCAGCCCGACACCAGGGCCGCAAGGTCTTTCTCTTCGGCGCTGGCGTTCTCCGGGGGCGCGACGCTCCAGTCGAGGGTCAGCAGTGCGTTCTTACGCTTTGCCATCTCAGAAAATACGTGGCCGTCGCGCTCGACCATATCTTCAAACAGGTCAGCCTGGGCGGACAGGTCTCCCCGTTCCGCCGCTTCCAGGATGCGCGGCAGCTTGCGAATCGTCATACCGCGTGAAGGATGCTCCGGCCAGTGACGGTTGAGCTGCACCATCTGCGCGGTTTGCGGGGCTTTAAGCACCTCTTTATTGAGCGGATTACCGTGCTGGTCGAGAATTTGCACCATGTTTACCAACCTCCAGATTCAGAACCAAAACGGTCGCCGCGTGCGCTGTCGCGACTGACCGGCACCGGGGTGAAAGAAAAATGACCGGCACCTGACATGACCAGCGCCCACAGCATATGCAGGCAGTCCGGGCCGTCGTCGTGGTCGGCTTTGGGAAATTGTCGCAGCTGGTCAATCAGCGTTTTTTGCGACGGATGCAGGCGGATCAGACCATTGGCCATGTGCGGCTGCAGGGATTCGATGCGCAGCAGTTTATCGGTGTGCGGTATGACGGCGCGGGCGGGCACCGGGGTGCCTAAAATGGCCGAGCGCTTCACCAGTTCGGTGCGCAGAAACTCCTGAAACTGGACGGTTTCAATCGACCACACCAGGCAGTGATAAAGCTTTTGCAGTTCAATGATGTCAGAAATGATTTTGTCCGGGACGCGCTTGCGGATAGCCGCTTCGACCACGTCCAGAATGCCAGTGTGGCGGTTAAATCCGCCCACCAGCAGCGCGGACGGGTCGCGGCTTGCGCCGTGTTTTCCCAGACTCGGGTCACAGGCTCCGTAAAAGATCCATTCAGCAAGACGGTTAACCCAAAAATTAATGCAGCCGGTAAACGGCGCATCTTCACCGCTGACCGGGTCATTCTGGTACTCGGCATCGAAGGTGCTGTGGCCATCACGGGCACGGATCAGCATCAGGGCCAGAATTGGTCGCGCTGACCAGGAGACCACCGCGCCGGCATTCATCTCAAGACGGTGATTTTCATAGAAGGCATTGGCCATCCACTCGCCGTCAGTCCCGTTGTTGCGCAGGACTTCTTCCCACTCATCCCATAAGGACATGTTGTCAGGCCACTGAATGACCGCCTTGAACCGGGCTGAACGCCATAGCGGGTTGTTGAGAGTACGGGACAGCACCGAATCGTAATGCAGGATGGTGCCGATGTAGATCACATCGAATTTCGCCCCCGCGCCACCCAGCGGCAGCACGGTTTTTTTCAGCCAGTTATCCAGCTTGTCACGCTGGTCGGGGTTGCGCACCTGCTCATCATTCTCGATATCATCGAGCACGGCCAGGTCAGGACGGTATGGGCCGTGACGCAGGCCGCGCAGTTTTTTACCGGAACCGGCAACCTGCACTTTCACATCGTTGCGGGTAAGAATGGTACCCATCTGCCAGACGCGTCCGCCGCCGCTGGCTTCGGGAAAGTCCATCAGCAGGCGGGGATTAAACTGCAACTCACACTTAATGGCTTCGAGCATCGGATAGGCCTGATCGATGGAGTCCATCACGATCACGACATAATGCTTCAGCGCACAGATGATGCACCACAGCGTGAATAGCTGAGTGACGATCGTGGATTTAGCTTCACCACGGGGGGCGGCAATGGCGTCGTTCTCGCCTTTGAGGCTGGCGACGATTTCAGGGAGGCGCTTAAAGAGATGTTTATGCAGCTCACTCTTATCCTGGTGGCGGACATAGTGCGGGAAATACCGTGTAATGAAATACTCAAAACCGGTCACCGGATCCCTGACTTTTTCCCGGCGCTCTGCCATGGCCGCAGCAGACGGATCAAAGCCTACGCACTCGGCCTCAATCGTCCGGCGCAGGCCTGCCGCAAGCTCTTCGAGCTCTTTGGCAAAATCGCTGGCGGTAAGCTTATTATTTTTGGCCATGACCTGACTCTGTTATTAAGGGTGTTCATTCCGTTTGATAGGATGCTGAGACGATCGCGTCGCCTCAGACATCAGTCAGGGCGGCATTGATTTCATTAAGAAGGCGCGACTGCGTGGTATACGCCGGTTCGCCATATCCTCTGTCCGCACTGTGCGTACAACCATCATTTGTTTTGACGATCACATAATCGCTGTAAGGGGCACGCGAGACCGAGACAACGGCGCTGGCCATCACGGATACGCTGTCACTGAGCCGGATAAGTTTGTCAGCCATATAATTGCTCCACCTGTTGCCCGAACGGCTCCAGAATCTCCAGGAACGCCGCAAGGTGTTTGGAATGATGTTCGGAAATAAATACCGACAGTTTCTGAATCACATCCAGTGCCACCGCCAGTTCGCTGGTCTCAGGCAGGATGCGTTTGCTGGCTGACGTGGCCTTGTTGAAGGCATCCGCCAGACTGGCCAGCAGTTCTACACGTTCACGCGGCGGCATCTTTGAATCACAATTCAGTGTTTCCAGCGTGGTCTGATACTGGATCAACAAGCCCGTCAGAATGGCGCGGCCGGTATCTTCCAGACCATTACCCGCCATCGTGTGCGCGGCACGCAGCTTGTCCCAGTCGTCGCCCGCGTCCTGAGACTCCTTCTTCCAGCGGCGGGCTGTCGCAAAGGCAATCCCCGTCTGGGCTGAAGCGATTTCAAGTGACATCTGCCCGAAGATATAGGCTTTACGCAGTTTGTCCCTGGTCTCCTGCGGATGTGCCATATCAGAATCCCATGCGAGCTTTGATAAGCATGATCGTGGTGCTGACCAGGCAACCGGAAAGCCCGCCTGCAATAGCACCGGCGACCGCGCCTTTTTTGGAGGCGACGGCGTCAATGTCATCCATGCGGCGCTCAATGCGGTCAAGCTTGTCGCAAATCAGGTCTATGCCCACGGAATTAGGCAAAGCATGTTGCAGCGCATCAAGTTTTGCACCGATGCTGCGCAGTTCCTGCAACTCCCCCAGCAGCGGGTTAGTGACGGGCACAGGCGAGGCCATCAGCGTTCTGCGGGTACGGCGTTTCTGGCGTGGTTTCATTTGTCTGCCTTCCTGTCCAGTTTCTCTTCGATACGCTCCACGCTTTTTTTCATGTCGCGCAGCAGTTCCTTAATCGTGTCCTGATCGCGGCGGGAATCCTCGCGGCGCTGGTACTCCTGTTTAATGCGTTCGACATCAACTTCCAGGTCAGTAATATCTTTTTGCATCCCATTCAAGAACAAGCCGCCAAAGAAAGCGCACAGGCCTAAAATGATGTTAAAAGCCAGGTCAAACGTCATTGAATTTCCTTTTTATCCGCGCCCTTATAGAACGTTTTGAGCGCCTTAAGTTTGGCTTCTAAGGTTTGGCACCAGGTGCCGTAATCACTTCCGGCCCGGAGGATGCCAGCGGGGCTGAGTCCGCCTGCGGAGCTGGCGGCTTCGGCGGAATATCCAGCATCTGCGCCGGTGGTACCCGGCACACGCTCACCACATCCGGGGTAACCAAGACTGGTTCGGAAGGCGCACAGGCTGTGAGGGCCAATGCCGGTATAAGCAACACCATCTTTTTCAATGACATTTTTAATTGTCCTCTGGAATGCCTGGCGGGCCTGTTCAAGCTCACCTTGTTTAGCCAGCAACTGTGCAGAAAGCGTTTCTGCCTGAGCCTGATACTGTTTTTGCAAGGCCAGAGCATCCGCCAGTTCGGCGGCGGACTTCTGTGCAGCGGCCGTTTTTTCGGTCTGCGTGGTGAGTTTGAACGCATCGAAATCTTTGCGCGTCGTACTCTCCCGCGCATTGGCCTGGTCAATATCATGCTGGTAAGTATGACCGGCAGCGAGATAGCCCAGCCCCGCACCGGCGACCATCAGCACAGTGATGGCAATCAGTGTGATCCAGTTGTTTTTCAGAAAATTAAGCAGAAGGGTTGGCATCAGGTTTGACCTCCTGATCGCGCTTGATTGCGGCACGTTTTGAGGCCTGGCTGTGGAATACCCAGGCGGCCAGATAGGCGGCAACATGCCACTCTTCGAGATGACCGGTCACCGTAACCCAGACCAACACAAACGAACTCACCAGGAAGGCACCGAACAGCGTGGTGTCCGATGTGGAGAGGCGACCGGTGGACGGGTTAGAGATAAGCTGCAGGATTTTTAATGGCATAAAACCGCCTCAGCGACTTTGAGACGCGCGGTGCGCTCAGCCAGTCCGGTAGTGCTGCCATTAATCCGGCGGGTCATACCGACAAAATCACGAATATCGGCATAGCTGTTGAGATTGTTGACCTGCCAGAACCAGCCGGCCGAACGCGCTGCCTGCGCATCGTCAAGCAACAAATCGGGTTCGGTCAGCAGGTCAAGCCCCAGCGCCACACCACATGCCTGATAATTGTTTTTACCAGTGACATGCGGCAAACCCCGGCCGCGATACTTCCAGCCATCCCCGGAGGATTCAGGGCCGTTGCCCATGCGCCCGGCATAAGCGCGATTGGCCAGCTTTTCGGGATTGCGGGTATAGCCTTTGGCGAACTCGATTTCAGCGGCATCAGCGACGCCATTTTTATTGAGATCGAAGCCGGTTTTAAACAACGCGGCAACGCGGGCAGGGTCGTTGTAATAGAGGTTTTCAGATAACTGGGTAAAACCGGCGCTTTCGTGGGCTATCTGGGCGATAAACGCCGCCTGACGGCGCGGGGTAGAAATGTCAAACTCAGCCATTACCGCTACTACGTGCGGGAACCAACGCTGTGCGAGAGCGGTTGTTAAGCTGGCAGCTTTGCGGAAGTCTTCGAGAGTCATACTGACGCCAAGTTGATGAATTACGTGGCGTCAGTATCTGATTTTAAGTGTGCAGGAGTTATATGACGAGGTTCAGTGGATTTACTTTATAGTTAGGTCGGTCTCGCAATTAGGGCAAGTGACGATGTATTTTAAGGAAATGAATCTGATGACTGCAAAAGCGATACCAATACCAATAGCAAAAGATGAAATAAAAGGTAATGTGAGCGCCACTGCTATAGCGAAAAACCACCAAGAAGCATACCAAGGAACAGATTCTTTTTTTACACCCATCAACCCACTATAGCCACAAGCTAAACATACACTTTCCTTATGCTTATTTGATTTGCGTAAGTTTACTAATATTTTTTCCGGTATATTTCCAGTTGTTGAATTATCAGTTCCCATCATTACTCCTTCAAAATAGCGATTTTTGTTGATTATCCTGAACAGCCTTTTTCTCGGCCAATAATCGCCAGGCTAACCGGTCACTAAATCCATATTTGGCGCATAACAGAGTTACAGCTGTTGAAGGTGCTGAGCCCTGGTTTTGCAATTGCTGATAGTCATCGATAAAACTCCGATTGCGTAATTCACGTAAGGCGCGATCGCAGCGTGGGAGATAAAGCACTTCGCCAATGAAATTATTGACGATTAGTTCGGAATTTTTTTCCCCAATGAGTTCACGAAGCAATACCCAGCGCGGAGCACCAAATGCACGCGCACCACGCCCCATAGGGAACGTGGTACCACCGAACGTTTTGAGCAGGCGCACCGTCTGAGGATAACCTATCAAGTCAGCGATTTGCTTTACCGATTCCGGCAGAAAGTCTGCAACCTGCTCAAGTTTCATCATGATTCTCCGCGTTTATTTCTACGTTTGGCATCCACTATGAGAGCCTGCATCAACTTTCTAAGCTGAATATCATCAAGCCAAATAATATAGTGTTTTTTAAACATGTGTTTCGCCATTTGTTCAGCATAAGCCCACGGCAAATCACGTTCAGCTAATAACGCTTCGATTTTGTTCAATACTGTCTGCCGGGATGCGGAAACCCGAGGTTTTGTACCGTACTGCCTTTTGGCTGTAGGTTCAAAGCCTTGTTCCTTCATGTAAGACAGAATTTTGTCACCTTCGGCATCCGTGCAGCGTGAGGAACTGGATTTACCCGTTAGTCGGTACAATACTGAACGGTAAGTATCATCGTCCCAGTTAAGGGATGATTTACCGACGTGGATCAACTGGATCAGTCTCTTTTCCATAGCGCCCCCATTGTATCCCGCAGTTCTGGTGTTACCTGGGAAGACAGGCCGAGACGCATCAACCAGTCAGCAAGTTTGTCCATCGCGATTTCCGGTCTGTCACATTCAGGGAAATCAGTAATGACTGCCTGCGCCGTCCAGTATCCACGCTGGTAAGTCAGCATCACTTCCTGCTCTAAAGTCGTGATGGGTTTGTGGTGACGCAGGACGATACGCATCGAGGCCGTCGTCTCAGAGGTAGAATTTGGGCTGCGTTCAAAATGCACCAGTTGCTGTGATGTTTTGCCGCACTCAGTGACCAGATTGGCGGTATCAACGGAAGAGAAGCCACCGAATGCCAGCACTTTTGCACGCAGTTCAGTGATTTCATTTAGCACCGATTCGAAGAGCGCCATCTGTTCGGCGCTGAAGCCTTCACCGTAAGTCAGCATATTTCGCAGAAGATTCAGGTCAGTCATGGGTCACCTCGTCTAAATTGGCGTGACCAGTCACGTTAGTAAGATTCAATGCTTTAGCATCACGGGTGAACCAACAGCCACTTTCGCCGATAAATACAGCCCCACAGCCTTTCGGTAGTTGCTCACCACATTGCTTGCACTTACCCAGATTCGATTCCTGACGATCGAGGCGCTGGCCGTCACAGAACAGCAGTAACTCCAAATACTCTTTGATGCTATAGGGATTACGACCGGGATTACGGCGGCTGCATCCTTGCAGCGCCATTTGATATTCCCGTTCAGACAGTTGGATTTCGATACGGTGCAGACCAGTAGCTTTGCTCTGACGGGCACGCTGATCGGCTTTGCGTTCTGCGGGAGATTTAGCCATCACTCTTCTTCCCAGGTATCTATAGGACAATGGCGGCCAGAAGCTGCAGGCTCATTATCACGAAGTTGCGGACAATCGGGATGATTACATTCGCCATCCCGCCCGGCTGCACATCTTTCCAGAGGTTTAGGCGGTATTGCATTCAGAGCCCGCTCTACCGCGTCTTTCTCCCCTGGAGTAAGAATAAAGCGCTGCGAGCGAAACGCTCTTGCCAGCACCTTCGGATCAGCAGAACGCTGGTGCAGCATCATGGCGAAATTGGCAATATCCTCGAACGTTCCGGCATTCCCTTTCGTCAGATGATGCACGAGTAATTCAGCAAGATGTTCAACTGAACAGACCTCGGGATTATCCCAGCCACTGCGCCCCTTGTTGCGAGCAGTGGCCAGCTTTTCTTTGCAGCAGGCGGCGAACAGGTCAAAATGGAAATCATCAGAGTGTTCTGCAGGGGTAGCCCGCAAAATTAATCTCCCCATCATATTTATTTCCCGGAGTGTTGCACTGGTCCTGCCATAGGCTAACTCATCGAGCCTTTTAGGGTTAAATACATCGGTTGATTTAATCATTTCCACACCACCAGATAGATAACCAACAAACTGGTTAATATCCAAAAAACAGTCACCATTAGAATTGTGTATCGCCATATATAGCGAGGTGACTGAGCTGAAATATTGCGACGCTTAATAAAACTGATGATGTATAAAATGAGGTCAGCAAACTTTGCGCCTATCCAAACCGCGCCTTTTTGCCAGGCAACCGCTCCGTTCAATCCAAGATATCCACCAAATCCCAGGCCTATTCCCGCAACAACACACAGACCACACAACACCCAAATTGAATCAATTGTAATCGTCATTTCTGTGCTCCTGTTCCCAGGTTAACCTGATTGGCCAGACGCAAAACCAGCTCTGGCGTAATGGTTTTAACCCACTCTTCCAATACCGCCACGTCAGCAGTCATACCCAGAATATCGATGGCTAATTGGTGTTTAGCTGGCGTCAGGCCAGCGATATCGACGTACCCTTCACCCTGACACATAGGACATTCTGATTTACCGACTAGGTTGTCGCTGGTCAGCGGGTAGTGGCTCATGGTCTTGACGCACAGGCCTTTCACCATCTCAACGTCAAAGATAGTGAGACGCGGCACTTCCTTTAGTGGTTCTCCCAGGTACTGCAGATGCCTGATATGGAAACCACCGGCACGGCCCGTCAGGCTGACAACGACATGACCGCTGCCGAGTGTCCAGGCAACTGATCGCGTGGTGACTTCAACGCTGTCAGGGATGCCTAAGACGGAGAAGTATTTGAAGCGGCTACCGACCGGGTATTTTTCATTAAACTTTTCAGCGGTAAGGTGTTTCAGAAAGTGAGTCATGGTGTTAGCCCTCAATCTGCAAAGGTGACTGACCGGAACCATTCACTGCATGATTCAGGGTGGCGTTCTTGCCCGCCAGATAACCACTGTGGCCAGCATCACCCAGACCGCCACGGGTCTGTTTGGCTTCGCGTGGAGTTATGGTTTTCATCTGCGATTTGTATTTACTGATATAAGCCTGCATCAGGGTTTGTTCGCTTTCGGTGACAGCGAACTTCTGCACCAGAAGATCGACGCCTACCACCCAGCCTTCACAGAACTTGTCAGCGCGGGCAATGCGGGTCTCTGATTTGATGCTGCGGCGCAGACCGGACAAATAATCTGCCCTGGCCCGAACCAGCTGGCGGCTTAATACCGTCCAGGCATAAACGGAAATCTGCGGACGCTCTTCCGGGCCGTAGAAGGTGACAATACGTTTCGGAATGCCGCGTGGGGTATAGCGCCAACTGCCATATGACTGCACGCCAAAGGCTTTCTGAATAACCTGGATCAACCCCGCCATATAAACTGGCATCGACTGGGCGTCAGAGGGGGCACCCTGACTGCTGGCTTCGCTGATATCAGAAATGCAGACATCAATCTCACTGATGTGGTATTCCGCCATTAATTTACGGGCACGGGCGAGGGCTAAAGCCGCTTCATGGCTATTTGTAGATTTACCTAAAGCCAGGAGTTTCTTTATTTTCGCGAGATACTTTTCTTTATTCATAATAAGCCTCTGCATAATTTTGGCGTAAGCGCGCCCCTGGCGGGTTTACGCCATATTTAAAGAAGATTTAAAAAAGAGTTAAATCAGTCCGCTGGTGTTAACGATTTTGTATTAACGAAATAAGGTGCAACGTTAATTTCAACCACCGTTGCTGACGTAAAATCACGCGCTTCATCAACCGTTTTCACCACGCTGGCATCGTTAAACACCTTGCAGGGGTGGTGGATGAAATAGGTGCCCACCGGGTACAACTCGTTAAACTGTTTCGCTTTCATGTTGAGGCCCCCAGCTCTTTTTCGCGGCATTGGTACAGAAATCAGCACGTAACAGAGCATGATCCGCGTTGACACGGTGGCAAGGCATATTGCTGGCCTTACGCCACAGGTCTGCCGCTGTATCATATTCAGCGCGGCGTTCTGCAGCTGCTGCACCGCGAGCGTAGGCAATAAAGCGGTTACGCACGGCATTTTCATTAATCCGGTTTGAGCGACTTGCCATATCACACCGCCGCAATATCGAGAGGGATATTCACCAGCTTGCCGTCGGCATCTTTCTGACGGAAGTTGATATAGGCCTTAGAGACCGCCACCTGCAACGACTCAGAAATCGCCTCCATCGCCTGACGCCAGCGGTCGTCGTCAATCTTGATACGACGCAGGGACAGAATACGGCCGGTATTGAGCTGGCCCTCTTTATCGACTGAGAACGCATCGCTGATGATGGCTTGCAGGTTGGCATTCGCCCCCTGTGACCACTCATTGATGCATTCATCAATGATCTCTTTCGCAATCTGCAGTTCCGGCCCGAATGTCAGCGAGTCCTGCACCTTGATGCTGATTTGTTTACTGCCGTCATAGCTGGCGAACGTGACGTTACCTTTCACGCCACCACGGGTTTTGCCGTATTTCTCGGCGACCAGATCAAGCCAGGCATAACACTCGTCGAAAGACTTCGACTTAAACGTCTTAATACGGGCGCTTTCTTCCAAAGCCTCGGCAACCTGGGTACGGACGAACGCGTCCATTTCCAAATCGAACCCGGACACCTGATCGTGTGGTACCAGACGACCTTTGCGGTCGAGCATGTAGCCTTCTGGCACTTTTTTTTCATTAATGGACATTGTTTTTTCCTTCTTTTTTACGGTTGATGATGGCATTACGCACTTTTTCACTGACATGGCCAGCAAGGCCAAACCCTACAGTTGAGGCGATTTTGGTGAGTAATGTGCTGTCGCCTCCCTCTGCCTCGATATGACAACCACACCCGACACCACGGGCACCTTCAGTTAACGTGATGATGATTTTTGCCATTAATTACCCCAGGGATTGATTGTGTTAACCGTTGTATCGTTCACGACCTTGAAGAAAAAGGCCGCACAATACGGGCAAGTGCTCGCGGTGTCCCAGATAGCACCTTGTGGCGCTGCAAGCGTTTCAATCTCGCTGCTGCAGACAGGACAAGGGAAACATAAGAGCGCGGTACCTTCCTGGTGGCACTGTTTGATAAACGCTGAGTACTGACGATTAACTCTTGTCATTTCATTATCTCCAGATGATGTGGGCGCCGCGCCAGATGGTCATTTTGACGATAGATTTAACGCCGTTGCGGGTCTCTGTGATTTCCGCTGCATTGCGCTCCCATGATTTGAAGGGACGATCCACCTCGATAACCGGGCGGCGAAAGTGAGAGTTAAATTCAACAATTTTGATGCCGGCACGCATCAGCCCATTAATTGGGCGCATCAGTTCAGGGTTATTAATCGGTAACTGGCACATGGCGAATCTCCTAATTAATCAGCATTTCGGCAAACTGCCGGACGGTGGTGACATTCACTTCGCGGTCATTGATGTGGCTGGTACGAATCACACCGCGCAGCAACTTGAACAAGCGGCGGGCATTACCCCGGCTTTCTTTGTAAAGCACTTCACTCATATCTCTGGAAAGCGCATCTGGCAGGATGGTAGACGCGATCAAGTCGCTGTCATCCTGCGACAGAGCATTACCGATATTGAGAGCGAAACCGACACGACTGTGGAGCTGCACAAACTCGCCGCGCTTACCTTTCAGGTTAATAATTAGGCGAGGCATACCGGCCAGGACAATGCCGATCCCCGTCTTGTCATGAATGCGGCGCAGAACTTCTAAAGCCCGGTGTGGCAACAGCTCACCTTCGTCAATCATCAGCAGATAACCCGTGTTCCGAAGCTTGGCCACACACAGTTCAAACAGTTCGTGCATGTTGCCGCGAGTAGACAGGTTCAGGCGGTTGCAGATTTCTTCCAGCAATACGCGTGCGGTATAGCTCGGGTCGGCTTCAATCAGCAGCGCCGTCGGGTTGCTGGCCGCGTAAGATTTCAGGGCCATGGTTTTACCCAGCCCGGCTTCGCCATACAGGACGTTAATTTCACCGTCAACGTGTGCCAGGCGGATGATTTCCAGCGCTTTGCGGGCGGTTGAGGTGGGCACAAATTTCACTTCGACCTTTTGCGCTTTGTCCTTTTCGCGGGTGCGGTCAATAAAGTCCTGCACAAGGGCATTAACCCCGTCCATATCACCCGTATACTTTTCCTGCAGGAACTGACTGACCAGGGCCGTGCTCTTACCAATCGCACGGGAAACCTGCGTTTGGGTAAGCCCTTTACGTTCCATTAATTCGACAAGCTGTTCTTTTGTTGACATACTTTATTTCTCCAGTAGTGATAAAAGCGGTTTCTGATGGCGGTCAGACCGCTTTATTTTTTTTACTCAAATACTCTTCTCGTTCCGACTCAAATAAAAACATCGGCTCCCGGTCATCAATAATTTGCTCAGATTGCCCCTGCAGTAATGCCCCGAAATCCGGTGCATGTTCGATAGTGCGGACAGGATTTAGCTCGGCGTCGATTTCCTCTGCCTTACGTTCATTCAGCCCCATCCGGCGGGTATGGCGGTCTTTCTTCACTTTCTCAATGTATTCAACCGGGAAGGCAGCACGGGTGTTGCCGTTCCAGATGGCGGTGCAAATAAAGGTGCCGTCGATATGGCGCACAGTGACCGACTCGGCGCTGTGAATATCAAAAGCCACGGCCACTTCTTTGCCATCTACTTGGATCAGGTCTTCTGAGAAATAATCGTTGTTGAATAACTTGACCCAGCCACGCTGTGCAATACGGGTAACCTGCGGTCTGAACATGTCGCGCAGCTCGACCACGGAAAGACGGTCAATCTCGGCTTCCGGCAGCAGGCTTTCGCGATACTCCGCTGGCGTGTAGTGCTTACCATCTTCCCGCTGTGGCAACTCGCTGTGACGGTGCTGCGTGTTGTAACTCTCGATTTCAATCTCAATGGCATCCAGCAACTGATTCCACGATGGCAGCTTGGCCAGCGCGTTCTGCTGTACGTTATTGAGTGGCTTATTCTGGTTGATAGCGTTTACCGCTGAGTCAATGGCCCGACTGGTGATCCGCGCCGTTTCACGGTCGGCAAGCTTGCCGTTATAAGTGGCAAATTTACGGGCTATACGCGCCGGGATTTCCTTGTTCAGGCGTTCGATAATGCCGCGTGCCTGCGGGTTGCCGGGAATACCGGTCGGGTGTTCGATACCGAGACGCGGAAGGATACCGGTCAGCGGTGCGTCGAGCAGTTTTGCGGTTTCACCCGCACCGTTATCGGAGTAGTACAGCAACGGCACGCCGCATCTTTCCATGCCATAGCGCAGCGCATCGGCCACGGCGATGGTGTTCTCTGACAGACTCAGGCTCCAGCCCACGACAAAACGCGTGCGGCCATCGATAACCAGTGTGATTTCAGGTGTGAACGGACGGCCATGCTCAGGGTGAGCGACTTTCATTTTCATGCTGTGGCCATCCCCGATCCAAACACCATTCACCGGCATTTGTGACCAGTCACGTTTAACGTAAGTTTGCAGAGCTGTGAGTGCAGAACCGGTCACGCGCCCACGCTGACGTACCAGTTTTGGCAACTTGTTCAGGGCACGATGTACCGCATGAATTGACGGTATGGCCATCAACATGGCGGGCTGGTCAGCATACTGCTGCTGCCAGTCCAGGCAAAAACCTTCATAGGCTTCGGCTACAGAGAGACCGTGTGTGGTGCGGTAATTGGCCATAAACATCGGCATCCACCGGATGTTTTCGACTGGTTTTGCCTTGTTGTACCCAGGAGCCAGCAGCGCCAGGCGCTCAGCTGCATCTTTGCCGCGCAGGTAATCCAGCACCCAGCCATTGAGTGAACGGACGCTGAGCGTGCGTTCTTTACCACGGCGGGCATTGGCAAACTTGACGCATTCCTGCAACTGTTCCGGCAAACTCTCAGACTGCGCCTTCGCGGTAATGTATTTGATGGCAGAAATACGGCTCAGGCCGGCTTCATTCTCCAGGCGCAAAACTTCAACCACCAGCGCCATACGAGCATCGGCTGTGACACGCTGATCGTTATTAAGCACAGAGACCTTATTTTCCAAAATAGCCGGGCACTTACGCATCAGATCCAATTCCTGTGTGACCCTGACCGCGCTTTTATTGGTTTTTAAACTGTGTTTAAAACCGTTATTGGGTTTGGTTAACAGCGTATTTAAAAAGCGCTCTTGAACGATTTGCTTTGCTACTTCTGGCAAACAATCCATGTGATATTCGAATGCCTTTGAACCTTCACGGCGGCGACGTAATGCTGAATTTCCACCTGACTGCTTATCCAGGCGATTACGAATGTTGTGCTCCATCGTCGGAAAACCTGGAAGACCTGCACACTCTTTAGCTGTTAGCCAAATAGACATCTTTAAATCTCCGTCTTAGCAGCAGCACGTTCGCCAGGGAGATAGCGGCTTGGCCATATAACTTCTGGAGCGATACCGATTTTTTGTGCGATAGCTTCTTCATACCGACCACACTTGCGATAAAAAACGTTACGAATACTGCTTTCCTTCAGCGACAACTCTTTCTCAATGTCACGGAGGTTGACGCCCTGACGATCCAGGGCAGCAATGATTGCCTTGCTAGACCAGTCACGCCCCGCATGAACAAACAAATTGGCCATATCTTGTTTCAGCAACTGCATTGTGTGATCCTCTTCTGTTTACCTAAAACGATAATCAAATGCGGTTATCGTATGCGTTTAAAGTTACTCGAACAATAATCCGATGTCAAATAAATAACTCGGTTTATTGTTTGGCTTTAAATTGACCCAACAAGCACAACGAAATGGATTAACATCAATGAGTTACAAGAAAAAAACCGCAGAAACTACAATTGACCGAGATCGGATTTTTGTCACGAGCGGAATAAACCGATTTAGCGAGAGACTTAAAACAGCAATGAATGGCATGAGTAACAGTGAGCTGGGTAGGAAAAGTGGCATGTCTGAAACGACGGTTAGGAAATACCTTCGGGGGGATATTTATCCAGGAATAGACAGTGCTGCCCTGGTGGCACATGCATGTAATGTTTCTCTTATTTGGCTGCTTTGCGGTGTCGAACAAAAAGACGAGGTGATGGTGCGGAATTCGTTCACAAAAAGCGATAACCCTGCCGATGCAATCTTGCAAAGACTATCTACTGAGCAAGTTGAGGTACTGACTGATGCAATAATTTCGCATGGCATTTCAGGAATACTCTCGGCATTGAATGGGATGGCAAATGTTGAAAACTTCCTACAGCTATCCGAGGCTGAAAGAGCAAGGGTTCTTCGTGTTTACGAACAGATAAAAGAGGGGACATCTCAGAGCGGTCAAGGCGTAGCTCAGCAAAGCCTCTTGTCAGATGATAAACAGGCTGGATAGGATAGGAAAAGTAAATGGGTTGGTGTTTTTAGAAAAAACTGACCACTATCCTATCGTATGCATCATTATGAAATAAATGACAATTAATTTAAGAAAACTTTATAAACATCGACATTGCATCTTTCTTTATGGCTCTAAGGCAAAGAACATGTGAATTATCGATGAAGCCTGCTCAGAAGCTGTTTAAACGTGATCATAACAAGATCAGAACCGTGCAAAATAAAACGCATTTTTTGATATTTTTGCTCGATTTTTCGTGAGCTATGCAAAACCTCTTAAATCCTCTGAATACCGCGCCCCGCCTGGCATTGCTATCTTCCAGACCTAACTTAATCACTATGCAGAATTGATCACTCCCCCACAGACATTGCCGAGGGCAATCCCG